CTAATAACTTATCATCACGTAATACAATTAACCTACGCATAGCAAGATAAATGTTACGCATATTGTTTGAGCCTAATGCCCATCCTTCAAACGGGAAGTACTTTACTTCGTCATACCATTCTGTCGAGGATGCCCAATCCATGCCATGTAATGCATTTAAAAACTTTACTTTTCCTTGTCTGTTTGCGGCGAACCAAGCATTATTATACAATGTGGCTTTGAGTGTTTCGGCATGACTAGACATTTTTGTCCGTCCACTATTAACAGGATCGGCAGTCCATGACGGTACGTCCAATACGAGGGCATAGTCAGCGGTATGCTCGAGCCAATTGAGAATCTTACCACGAACGGCATCAGCATTACCAACATAATTACGATCACTAGGTTCTTCATAAAAATTCTCCCAATCAAATTTAATAACACCTTTACCTATTTGGAATCCACCACTATCAGCAAGACACCAAGTTTTTGATTTATCACGTTTCTGTACCATGCTTTCTTCGACATCGCTTTTTGCAATATCAAGTTGTGCATGTCCTGCAGAATATAAAGACCATTTATAATCAAAATATGCTTGGTCTTTATTTAAAAAATTACAGCCTTCTATACCATTTTCAAACTCTGTAGGAATACGATCATTAGGCACATATTCTTCATGTTGTTGCTTTGATATAAATGTATTATAAAAGCCACTTATACTAGGAAGAAAGACTGCATAATCTTTATTGCTTTTAGTTAAATTTTTTCGTGTTTTCATTTATTCATAGCCGGTAAAATATAATCATATGTTGCAAGTCCGCTGTCAATAGCAATTTGCAATGCACCTTGATCTGAAATATTCATAACACAAGCACCACTCATACCAAGTTTAAGAATACCTAATACTTGATGCAATGGCCAACTCCAATGTTGCTTTAATTCGCCTACTACGTTTCTTGCAAAAATACGTTTACCTACATGTCCGCTACCATCATCGGTTCCAACACCAATAACAACATTTCCATTTTCAGTACGTACAGAAAAAGTTGGTTCAATGTTTACATAAATGTTTGCAATTTGTGCAAGTTCTTGAACACTTTGCTTTGATGGTTCAAACGAAACATTCCAATTAACTCCTCTAAATTTAACAGTTTTAAGTTGTTGATCTACAACTTCTTTACTCATAAATCTATACTGATCAGTATTACCATATTGATCTTCAAATGTTAATGACTCTAATACTTGTTCAGCATTTCGTTCGCGATTGTTTACATTAATTGTTGCTTCGTCTACTTTGTAACTGTCTAAGTTTACAATACCGTTTAAAAAGCCTAAATTGCCCATACCAAATTCACCAATGAATTCCGGCACAGGATTATGTGATTTTGCATTTAAAATAACAGTCCTATCCGGATCCATTGCTTCAAATACAGTTTCTTCAGTTGTTCCTGTTACTTTTACATTTTCAATGAACCCAAGACCAGCAGTATGGTCAACTAGGTCCAAAAGAATATCCTTCATAAATCTCCTTTAGATAAATTAGTTAATATATTATAACATGCCGAGCGGCTAATGTCAAGTTAAAATTTTGATATAAATCGTGCCATAGGTTGTATAAATGGAAGTAAAGCAACCGCCATAATTGTATTCACCCCTGTATGTATAAGAGCTACCTGTCGTGTAATGCCCGTAGGCATTCCGTCGCTTACTAATATTCCTGCAATCCATATAGTGCCAGTTGTGCCAATATTTGCACCTAATATAGCGGCAATTGCAGATGGTAATGGCAATGCACCAGATGCAACAAGTCCTATAACAGCGGTTGTAGTAAGAGATGATGATTGCCAAAGAATAGTAAAACCTATTGATCCAAGAAACATCCAATAAGGATTTCCTAAAAACCATTCAAGTTGTTCTATGTGGCCCATAGTTTTCATGCCACCTGAAAACATTTTGAGTCCTATGTAAAAAATTATTAAACCTAAAATGGTTTGAAAAACTGGATTATTAAATTCCATGAAGTTCCCCTTTTTATATTTCCATGAATCGTAAAGTTCTCTATCTTCTTTTTTCAAGTTCATTGTCCTAATTCATTCAACAAATATTTATTATGATACTTCAAATAATGAATTAAATGTATTGGTATTTTCAGTATCTTTAAGATCCCAATTTAACACACCAATAAGATTACTTATTTTTTTGTTAATAATTGTTTTTTCCATTTCACTATGATCAAATGGAAGATCTTTATACCAATTAGGTAAGTGTAGTTCATCTATTGGATATGCTATAGATGTCATTCCCATGGGATTACTTTTCAGTTTACATACTATGGTTTTCATGCCATCTGTTACTTCTAATGAATAATTATCAGAATATGCTTTTCGTAGCCTATTCCAATTAATAGCCGCCATAACGTGTCCAACTCCACACTTGCCTGTTCTGTCATATAACTTAGTGTACTTGGTTAGATTATTGACACGCTTCGGAGTACCTTTTTCCCAACCCGGTCGTTCTTTGAATTTTTCTCTGAAGTCTTTTATCTTTGAAAAAATTTCTGTTTGTCCTTTACGATTTAACACATCAAATAAGATTTCTTCTAAGAATTTTTGCATAAACTCAGGCGTATCGCTACGTTTTAGATCCAAGCCCATGGCTTTAAGTTTGCCAGGTTCTCCGTTAACATCTTTGCGATTACCTTCTTCATCGTATACTAAGATACCATATCTTTTCTTTTTAATGAATAATCCGCTTGTAGCAACAATTTCTCTAGCGGCTTTTATAATTTGTCCTGCTTCTATTGAAATACCAAATGCTTTATTCATATACTTTGGAAATGTGGAATTTACTTCCTCACTTATAACATCATATAATTTAATTGCCTTTTCTTTATCCCATTCAACATTACCATTATCTATATCTTCCTTGAGAGAAGGTATAGCAGAATAATACACACTGTCAGTGTCGCCATAAATGATAGAGGATCCAACATGATCGTACTCTCCTGTAAGTACTTTGTTAACTTCTGCGGCCATATGCCTTGCAATTGACCTACCAGTTAATGTTACACTTTGACCCATTCGTAAGTCAAAGAACCTTGATCCCTGATTTAAAATAGCACCATATAAACTATTTAAGTTAATTTTTTTAACAAGTTGTCTTTTATCCCAAAATTCTATTTTTTCTTTGTCACCGGTGTCTATTGCATTCTGCAAATTCTTTTGCATTTCTTTGCGTTCTGCATACCAACGTTCTAACAAGTTTGGAACAACACCTTTGGTATCACATCTAAATATAGTTCCATTTGCTGATATTGCCCATGGATTATTTTGTAAAAATACTGTGTCATAAATTTCTGCACCTGTGTATTGATCTGTTTCTCCATTTTCCCAGTCTACAGTGATCTTTTCTGCTACATCTCGCTCTTGTACTAAGTCATATTCTAATGTATTAAATATACCTTCCCATGCTTCTGCAAAACTTGCTTTATTATTCATTTTTTTGCGAATCATATCGTATGTTCGATCTAATCGCAGTTGTCCAATGATTGTTTCTGGACCCATATTCAATGCACGAATTACACTAGGATACAACGAATTTAAATCCATAGAGCATACCCAATCATGCATTCCTACCTTTGGTTGTGCTACATAAGCACCTGCGGCAGTATCAAACTCTGCGTCAAAATTTTTCTTTTTATCTGGTACTTGAAGTCCTTGACTATGTGCTTCATTTATAATTGCTTGATCACTTACTGCTACAGCCCCCATTGTTGTTTGCAGTAATACAGTATTAGCATGAGCAAGTACATTGGCAAGATCTATAAACTGTAGTTTATCATCCATCTTTTTAAGCATCATTGTATCTTGCCTGTTGTATGCAATAAACTTTTCATAGTCATTGTTATACAATTGATCCAATGTACCTTCGTATGGAACTTTGTTTTCGCCTATTTCAAATTCCCCAACAGCATCTAATCTATATGAATGTATTTCGTGATATGTATATCTACGATATAGTTCCATATAATCTAAATGTACTCGTCCTAGTAAATCAAATGTTTCTTGTTCTCTACCAAATTTTTCATATTCTCTTTTGCGAGGATATTGATTCCACAAACAAAAGTCACGCATTCGTTGTTTGCCTAATATTCTAGCAACTCTGTTTACGGTATATGGTATATCATAGCCCTCACTATTCCACCCACTAAGTATATCGGCGTCTTGTATAATTACTAAAAAATTGTTTAATAAATCTTCTTCTGTATTAAACAACATGGTGTTGCTAAACTTATTACATATTGCTTCTGCATCTTGGCGTGAAACTGTTTTTGGGCGAATAGTTAAAGTAATAAGATCATTAAGCCAACTACACCATAATGTAACAGAATTTATCATTGAAAACGGATTAGAAGGATCTGCATATCCTTTACTAGAACTAAAATCCACTTCAATATCAAAGAAGCATTTGTTAAGGGTTGGTGCTTCTTTACCTAAATAATATTCTTCTAAACATCGAAAAATGGGATTTACATCAGACTCGTATAACTGCTTATGGCTATAGAGTTTTCTTTCTTTTTGAAATGCTTTTCCGCTAGTTGTGCTAACACGGTTTAAAGGTTTGCCGTAAATAGAACGATACTTTCCTTTTGCATCGGGATAAAAGAAGGCATACTTTGTAGGATATGTTCTGAAGATTCGTTTTTCGTTTACTCGTTCAACAACATGTATAACATCTTTATTACGTTCAAAAAATGCGTCTACATAACTCATGCAGTTCGCCCGACTGCTGTTAAAACTTCTGCAACTTCTTCAAAGTCTTTTTTGCTTTGTGTAAGTTGTCCTTTAGCGGCGATTTTGATTGCTCTATTGAGTGTAGCCGGTTTCATGTTAAGTTCTTCGGCTACTGCTGATACTGTATCTTTGAGTCCTTCTCTAAGATCAGTCATTTCTTGGGTTACTTGGATTCCTTCGTTAACTATTTGTTTTAGTTTTGCTACATCGGTTGATGATAGTATTTTTGCCATTTGGTTCCTTTCAAGAGATTAGATTTATTCGTAATATATTATAACATATATAAACAATTAAATCAATCATTATTTTGTAACGAAACCATTTAAATAAGAAGTTTTTCCATTTTTAATTAAAGCAGTCATTGTTTTTTTTCTATTTGTTCCGTCTTTTCTGTATGAACAATGAATCCAACCACTATTAGGACCTTCTAAGGGATTAAAGAATTCTAAGATGAGTTGATCAAATTGTAAATGATCTCTAATCCATGTTGCTAATTCTAAATTAGGTAATCCCATAATTTCAAAATCAGCCGCTTCACCATTACAATGTTGACTTTTACTTGATCCTCCAACGGCTTTATTGAGATTAGGACTGCGGTAGCCACTGTTTATTGTAACAACCTGTCCAAAATAACTTCGTACTGGTTGAAGTACATGACAACATAAATTTGTAAGATTAACTAGATGTTCTGTGCTTGGGGAGTTATCTATACCTTTGCGTATAGCCGTTGTACTTTTTGTTAGTTCTTGCAAACTAAAATTTCGTGTGATTTTCATATTTTCCTTTCAGGTTTATTATATCTATTTTTTTATTCATACCAAAAATTTATCCAGTTCTTTTTTACAATATTCTTCTGTAATATATTTTTGTGCTATTTCATCGAGATGATTGCCTTTAAATTCTTTATTGTTAATTATATAATCTACTCTATGTAACGTATGTTGTTTTATTCCTAATTTATTTTCTAACCATTCATTAAAACCATCTTTATGAATAATATATTTAAGATTTGTTTTAGTACCATAATCACACCACGGAAATGCTAAAATATCAAAAGGCAAATAATCAATAGCATATAATAAATTTTTAGCATACGTTTCATAATATCCACCTATAAATTCTTTTTCCCTCCTAGCCGGATTTTCATGGATAGTCAACTTTGACCATAAAGGAAAGATTCTAAAAAACATTTCTTTTTTATTTGGATTAGTATATTTTTTAAATTTAAAAGTTGTTTCCATTGGATAGAAACGCCATCGAGGCTCTGAAGTTAATTGAAGTATAATTTTATCATAATATATATTATTACCCAAAAAATAATTTAAAGTAAAAAATGCATCTTGAATTCCGCCCCCTAGGAACGAATATACATGTGTTTCATAGTTGTATTTTTCATATATATCATGTGGCCAACCTTTCCAATATCCCCATTCTAACATTTTTTCATGTATGTCGTCCATCTGTTTACCAGAGTTATCTACACCATCTCTTACCGCATTAATTGCTGCTATTGCCCACGGTTTTTGATCCGGCGGTGCTGTAAGCATAACACCAGTTGAATGACTACAACCTATTATTGCTAATTTTTTCATTTCGGATTTATAGAATATTTATTATTTTAAAGATTGTGTAGCAAATCTTAACAACTTACCACTTCTCATTAAATTTGCGGTATTTGCTAATGCTATTCTTGCGGCAGTTGATAGGCCGCCTAATACCTTTACCACTACTGCTGCCGGTAATAAATATACTAAGGCAACGGCTCCCAATACACCAGCTCCTGCATATGTTGTAATCTCAGTACCTGTAAGATGAAGATTTTTACCAAAATGATATAGATCTTGATCATTAGGTTTAATATAATTCTCTATAGTACTTTTCATATGAACTGTTATTGCATTTTTATCTTTTGGTGTTAAGTCTTTAAGATTCTTTTCTATATCAGCAACTACTTTCTTTTGTTCTTTTGTTGGTGCCATAATAATTTTATCAAGTTGATCTTTCATTTGTATTCGTGTTTCAGCACTAAGTGCAGGTATTGGAACATTAATTATTTTTGTACCGCCTGCGGTATTTGTATTCAGATCCATGGACGAATTTTTAGCAAATGAAAGTCCGTCTAAATTAAATGGTTCTGATTTTGCTTTTTTACCGTCTTTTCCTGTTGGAACAATCTTCGGACTTGTTACAAGTTCTCCTTTTGGTCCAATTGTTAATCCAGCATCAATTGCTTGTTTAGAAATATATGCTTGCTTAGGATATACTACAGGTACTTGTTTTCCTGTTGTTTTACCTTTTGCATAACCGATTTTTCCTCCGCCAGCATCTTTTTGTGCTTTTTCAAATTGAGCTAAACTAGAATAACCTAAGCCTTCCCAAAAATCTCTTGCATCAACTCCTTTTTCTGGATTAACGGGAGCTAATGTGGAAGAGTCTGGTGTTAATTTACTTGGTTCTGTTTTTTGTATTTGATCACCATCTGCTTTTGTTACTGTAATTATTGGCCCATCCCACTCATGAGGATGAACTTTTAACATGTCTGCATTAGGAACTACCCCTGGTTTAAGTACTCTCCAAAATACTTTTTTTGCCTTATCAGATAAATCAGCATAACTCTCAATAGGTGCAAGTTCTGCTTGATCTTTTACTTTTGGAGGTAATGGACCGTCATAAACAGGAACATTATGTTTTTCACCTTTGCCCATTGCACCTGGTTTATCTTTCAATGGCCACGGATCTTCGCCGCCTGGTTGATGTTCTAATGGTTTCCATCCCTTCTCACCAGGCATCGGTTTATCATGAAGAGGGTCTATCTCATCTGTATACGGTCGACGGCGTGGAAGCCTAGGAACAGGGCCACCCACAGGACCAGTCTTTGGTTCTGGTATTTTTATTAGCGGCGGAGGTACTATGTCAAATTCTGTTTTATCTCCAGGAAGATCTAATTTTCCAGGGTCAAGGTCGGGCAATTCTGGTTCAAGTTCTGGTTTCGTAAATACTGGATCTTTAGTAAACGGAACAGGGTAAGCATGAGGTTCTCGGTCCTTCCACGGCGGAGGAATAGGAGGAAAGGCCGGACCAGTACCAATTCCTTGTCCTTTAGCACCCCATTTAGAACCGGTCGGGTCTGGTATTTCAGGCATTTCAGGTCTTTCAGGTCTTTCAGGTTCAGGTCTTTCAGGTTCAGGTAATCCTGGTATGTCAGGAGGGTTAAACATAGGGATCTTGCCTGGATAAGGAATAGTTACAGGAAGCTCTATTGGTTTTAATTCAGGAGCTTTATATTTTCCTAATTCATGTGCAAATGCAGGCGAAGTAATAGTTGCAGGAGCCGGCGATGGCGGAATGTTTGGTGTAATTCCTGGAAGCGGGGCAATTTCAGGTTTAAAGTCCCAGTTAGTTTCTATATCCGTTATTTTAGGTTTTTGGATACGTGGTTCATCAGGAATTCGTATTTTTGGTT